GAAGCCACGACTGGAACCATTACTATATTTTTTTTTAACAGATCTGCTAAATTCATTACTTAACTATGTAAGCTATAACTAAAACTGCAACTACAAGACATTCAATCTTGTGGTCTGACCAGTAATGCATTGCTTTACTTTTCATTTTTTTAATCATTTTTTTTCTCCTCGATTTCATAGAAGAACTTATCCGTATCTTCTGTACGCCAAGCTCTACTATCTTCTACATTCCATTCAGAAGTCTGCACCTTCCAATCAGGAATATCATCTTTCACTGTGAAAGAAGGTATATCCCATATACATCTATTGTTAGGTTGTGCTGCAAAATTACCGTCATCGAGGGCAATTATGTGAGCGCACTTGTGTTCGTGCGGAATCTCTGAATGATCAGTGTCAAGTATATTAGACTCTGGATGTGCAAAGTCAACTGTAAATAAATACTTACCAGGATGCCATTTTTTATCTTTACCTATATACTTGCCTGCTTGTCCGTCTAGTATATCCCAACGATGAACAGCAGGATAATAACTAAAACAATTCCAGAGCTGTAGTTCATCAAGTCGTCTTGAGGGCACTCTGGATGCATCAAATCCCTGTTGAATAAACGCGCTAATAGGGAGGCGATAAAATATTGCACCGTTTTCCATAATAGCATGAAATAATATAGCCCTGCCTGTAAGAGCGCTAAGACCAAAGACAATACAGTCAGCAACTTCTCCTTTATGTTTTTTAAGATCATATAGATACTCCTTTCTTATTTGTGCATAAGTTGGTGGTATGTTTGCGTTTAAGTAAGCCATAGTTTATCATTTTATATTACCCCAATTTGGTCCAGATTCATAGTCCACTTTGTTGGGAACCTCTAGACTAACAGCGTGTTCCATAATTTCTTTTATTTTACTCGCATGTTCTGGAGACTCTATTGATATATCAAGTTCATCATGCACCTGTATATGTGGTATGATACCCTCTTTATATAATTCAATCATTGCTTTCTTTGTCATATCAGCTGCTGATCCTTGGATTAATTTATTTAAAGCTTTGTAAGTGTATGCTCTTCTAATCCCTGGTCCGTGTTCCAATATCGCTTCATCATGAGTCAATGCTTTGTGCATCCCAAACATATTGGGTTCCCATAGATGGAACCTACATAGTCTTCCAAGTAAAGTTCTTATCTGACCACGTTGTTGTGCTCTTTGCATTACATTATCCATCAGCTGTTTAACAAAGGGTACTCGATCATGATATTGTTTGAATAGATTATCAGAAGTTTCTTTATCAACCCCTAGTTCAGCCTGTAGCTTGTTTTTACCCATACCATAGAACAATCCTAGGTTAATTGTTTTAGCCTGTGATCTAGGAATGTTGGCCATATCTGCAACGATTGTATGAAAGTCTGTATTAGGATCATTATTATAGGAATCTAATACATCATCAACACCGTATAAATTCTGTAAAGCTGCATAATGGACTACCAGCCTAGGCTCTTGCTGAGAATAGTCAAATACACCCCATCTATGGCCTTCCTCGGGCACAAATAACGACCTAATCATTGGTCCAAGTTCTTTGTTTCTAGCAGGAATTTGCTGTAAATTAGGGTTCGAATAACTAAATCTACCCGTCACAGTTCCTCCATTATCCCCACGAAGTTGGTTGATCTCAGCATGGATTCTACCTTTATGTGAGTGTTTCAATATGGTATCAATAAAAGTTGTGTGAGCTTTGTTTATTTCTCTAGCTCTTGCAATTTTTTGAACCACTGGATGTGGATGGTTTTGTAAAAAATTCTTAGTAAAAGAAGGAGCAGATGTTTTCTCAGTTACGTCATAAGGTAGTTTTAATTTTTCAAAAACTTTGGCAATCGATCTTGCTGCCCATATCTGAGGTTCTATTCCTGTTTCTTTTTTCACTGCTAATAATGCTGATTCTTCTTCTCCAACTAATTTTTGTTTTAATTGATGGGCTCCTTCAACATCTACACGAACCCCTAAGAAACGCATATCAACGAGGCAAGGAAATAGTTCTATCTCCATATCGAAAATAGATTGTATATCTTGACTAGTTATTTCTTTTTTTAAATACTTCCATAACTGTAAAGTAATGGCTGCATCTTTTTCTGCATACTGACCTACATACATTGCAGGTAATTTATACATCTCACCTTTAGGATCAATGCCCCATTCTTTTGCTGCTGCATATAGTGCAGCTTCATCTTTACCTGAACCTGTGTATTTTTTAGCACAAGTATTTAGATCATATCTAAATTGATTTTCATCACATAAAGCTGCTGCAATCATAGTATCTACAATTTGTCCTTTAATACTTAGACCCATAGCTTTAATCCAACAGACATCATACATTGCATTGTGAAATATTTTTATAGCATTAGTATTCAATACATCTTGAAACCATTTAAGAACCATCGTTCTATCCATGTTTCCACCACCGCCATGAGCGATAGGATAATATCCACACCAGCCTTCAACAGCAACTGCTATACCAACAACTTCTCCTTTACCAATGATTGCTCCTGATCCCATCTTTGTTAGTTCGGGATCTTTAGTTTCTAAGTCAATTGATATTTCACTATGATCAGATAGATCTGGAAATTCTTCTGGTGGTAGCCATTCTGTTTGTGGTTTAAATATTATTTTCTGCATTTTTATTTATCCTTTTTACGTTAGTTAATTGTTCCATATCTTGAAAGGGGACCATAGTAATTTTATCAAGTCTACCTTCGCGTTGATAAATTTGATAAATTCCTTTCCCTGTTTCGTATCCTTTCTCCTTTAGTTTATCTTGTACATGATTTAATAATTCTTGTCTTTGAACCAAAAGCCAATGGTCAGTTCTTTCAAATACTATGTAGTCTGCTAAACCTTTTACCCAACCAGGTTTACCTCTAACATTAGTTCCTTCAACCCAAGCAATATCATCTTGTTTTTTATTATCCCAACGATTTACTTTCTTCATTCCTTTAACATCAAACTTTAAAAGTTTACCATCCAGTATACCCTCTACATCCCAATGCTCGTGCATGTCTTGATAATCATTTGCCCATTTAGGGTTTGTTAAATTCTTTGCAAAGTTTTCTTCTATTATTTTTGCTCTTGCTTTAAATTCTTGCCAACTCATTATTGTTCCTTTTTGTTATAATAATAAACCATTCTCATACTTCCTTCATATTTTTTTAGTCTTCTTTTCATTTTTTTATTCTCATCATATATTTTATTATACCTCTCCGTTAATCTTTTAATCTGCGGCTCATAAATTTTCCTGTAATGTAAGGACCAATTTTTTGCTACACTCATTTTGTATCTTTCATCTTTAATATCTCTAGATCACAATAGTGTTTGATCTTTTCTAGATCCTGTATGCCTGCTTTGTTTTTGTATCTGCAAACGTATTTAATTACGTTGCCCTGAAAAAACGAGAGATCATTCTTTGATATAAATTCATAAGGCTGAATGTGAAAGTCTTTGTAGTGACTCCCGCCTATCTGCTTATCTTGTGGGAATGCCTCATCTAGTACGCCTTTACTTGTCATATAATTTCCTCCATTGGGTAACATTTGCTATCATCTTTTGGTCTTATAATATGTAAGTGTTCCTTTGTTCTTGTTGCACCTACGTAAAATAATCTTGTTTCATCATCTTGATTCTTGTCGTATGATTTTTTAGTATTGTATGTAAGATCAGTTAGCAAAACTACGTTGTCTTCTTCACCACCTTTTGCACTGTGTATGGTAGACAATTTGATCCGTGGTTCTTGGTTCAACATCTCCCCATTACGTTTCATACGTCTTATATAATTAATTCTTTTCTGTCCCGCTTGATCGAAAGCTTCATACCAGACCTCATTAGTTTGAAGTCCATAGTCTTTTTGTAATTGTTCTAAACTGTAGACCGTATTCTTAACCATCGATTTTAGTTTATCCTTGTTCCATTTTTCCTTACTGATGTACTTTGAAATATTTTCTATTTGTTTTGAATCAAGCATCTGTCCTTTGATTAAATACTCCCAGTTAGTTGCAGCTTCTTGAATATCTTTTTCATAAAGTTTCTTAAATCTATTTTCATAATAAAAACCTTTGTCTCTTAATATTTCTTCTAGTGCATCCAACATTGATCGTGTTCTAGTTAATACCAACCATTTACCTGTGGACATATCTACATCTTCAAAGTTGTCGTAAGAACTAAGTTTTCCTTCATGTTGTTTAGGGTTCCAGTTCTTCTCTATTCTTTTATTAACTCTACCAATAATTGAGTTAGCTAGTTCATGTATCTTTCTTGGAACTCTTCTAGATTCTTTGAGTTCAATAATCTTTCCCTTTTGTGCAATAAATGAATCAACATCTGCACCAGCCCATCTAAATACAGCTTGGTCATCATCTCCTGCAATAAAAGAATCAACTGTTTTATCAGTAATATGTTTAACCATATCCCATTGCATTAAAGATAGATCCTGTGCTTCATCAATAAATACTACATCAAAGTTTGGTGATTTTTCTTCTTTGATAAAATTTAAAATCATATCGTTGTAGTCAATAAGATTATATTCTTTTTTATAATCTACTAATCTTTCACTTAGATGAATAAGTGTTGCATACTCTACATCTTGATTATGTTCTTTTAAATTATATTGTTGATCTATGGTGATGTTTCTAAGTTTAGCTAAATTAATTATTCTAAGATAATCACTTTTAGTTGAGAACAATCCAGTTTCTTCTTCATCATAATCATTGTAGTCTAGAAATAAATTTTCTTTTCTACCTAAATCTTCGTAATGTCTTTTCTGCATTACTTGATTCTTTTTTAATCCCAATGATTTAAAAGCTAATGAATGTAGTGTTCTAAAATACGGTAGATCATCCTCTTCTAAATTAAACTTTTTCATTGCTCTTTCTTTAGCTTCATTTGCAGCTTTCTTTGTAAAAGCAAAGTAACCGATTCGATCTGGATTAGTTGTCTTTAGATATTCATCTACCTTTTCTAACAATGTATGTGTTTTTCCCGTACCTGGTGGGCCGAATACAATCGTCTTCATTAGTAAGGATCCTTTTCTTTTAAAGTTTTAGGTGTATGAGTTTTTTCTGGTTTCTCAAATGCATCCACTACCATGATCGTTGGTCTTTTCTTACCAATTACAATTCGATCATCACTACAATTACAATATTCTTTCATCATTTGTTGTGTGACCTGTGGTTTCTCTGGCCATTTTTTTCTAAGTAAATGTCCATGATAAAATTTATGAAATATAAATTTATGTTTACCTTCTTCTGTGTAGACGTTTCCATTTAAAATATCTTTCTTAGTAGTTTCTGCAGCAGTTCTATTGGTACAGAATTCTTCTAGATGTTCTTTTAATTGATCCACTATTGAAGATCCTTCTGGTGCTTTGATTATCTCAATACCTTGAAGTAACATATCAGTATACTTTTCAAACTCTTTGACCGTGATCCGTGGTGGTTTCTTATTGATCTGTTTAACAACGGTTCTTCTAAATAATCTTTGTTCCATTAAACAATCAATATTATCTAGCTTCACTCTGTCTCCATCTACATTGACCCAATAATATGGTTCATCTAATTCAACTTTTTGTAGATCAGATAGTATTGGAAATACTGCATCGCCTCCGATACCATACTTCCTGGTTCTACATAATTTCTTATCACAATGATTACACATTGGATCTTCATTACATTTAAAACCTAAATCTTTACCGTCGTTAAATTTTATTTTACCTTGAACGATTCTATCTTCTAAAGGTCCTTCTGGATGTTTCTCAAAGTATTTGTAATTAAATGCATTGATCTTTGTTTGCCAACTGTCTGGCCATTTTCTTTTTGCATATTGTATGTATTGATAAATAATTCTATCTCTACCATCTTTGATATCAGACTGTGTTAATGATTCTAAACAAGGAGGACCGTCACTAAACTCAGAGTCAGGTCTTTTAATTATTAATGTCTCTAATTGTTCTGGTGTAAGTTTATATAAATCATGCAATAAATAAAAACGTTCCAGAGTAACAGCTTCACCTTGATCATTGAAGCAAT